TTTAGGCGGTTTGAGTAAAGTTTTTGAATTATTGGGCGTGTCTTTGTTTTAAAGTATTGCCCCGCGCGCTTTTTTTACCCTAAACTAATGAGGTAGCAGAGGGCGAGAGGACATTAACCTTTTAGCGAAGGTGCCCGAAGTTAAGGTTTAGAAAGCCCCTAGAGATAGGGGTTTTCTTTTTTAACTCTTATGCCCTGTTAGCCCTAGTTTTCGGGGGTGTATAGGCACTTTATACCTGCGGTTTATGTCTATTTAGACTAGATACTTACTAGCTTTATTTGAAGAATTCTTCAGCCTGTTCAGCTGGTTTCCAAGTTCGAACTGAAAAATCTATTTCCCCTATTGCCTCTATTGCCCAGAGAAGATCGCAGAAGTTATCTGGTTCAGGGTTCATCTCAGAAGCCACTATTGCCAGTTCAATTTCTAGCCGTTGCTCGCCGAAGGTTGCTTTACCTTGTGCGCTTTCAAGTGCCCTAATTAGCGGGCTAAAGTCAATTGGTTCAGGGTTCAACATTAGGCAACCTTCTTTCTGGTTTTTGTCTGCGGGCTGAGAAGTATTTGTCGAATTGTGTTCGGGTGCCATAAGCCGCCATTAGGCGGGGTCAGTTTCTTCAGGGTCAGTTTCTTAGCAATTTCTCGAAGTGTATAACCTTCGCCGTAAAGTCTGGCAATTAGTTTTCTAGCTTGTGGATCCAGTCTGCCTTTGAAGCCTTCATCTACCCCCCAAGTTATCCCCCTGTCGCGTCTTGCTTCGTGTTGCCGTAAAACTCTTTCCGAGATTAGGTTGCTTTCCATTTCGGCGAATTGCGCAAGAATTCCGAAAGTCAGTTTCGCACTAGGCGAGGCAAGAATATCCCCGCCCAAGTTAGAGATCCATAACCGCCAGTTTTCTTTCTTAGCTCTCTCACCTATTCGCAGAAGGTCAATGGCACTTCTTCCAAGCCGGTCAATGTCTAGGCAGAATAGGGCTTGCGCTTTACCTAGTTTGAGGTCTGCTAAGGCTTCTTGAAGTTTTGGGCGTGATCCGTTGCTCGCAGACTTTATCTCTGCCACTAGTTCCACTTCGTAGCCTTGCTTTTCAGCTTCAGCAATAAGAAGCCCCGCTTGGCTGTCTAGGCTGTGCCCTGTTTCGCTTTGTCTGTTTGTGCTTACCCGCGTGTAAATAATCGCTTTAGGTTTTTCCCTCATTTTTGTCCTCTGTCCTAAGGTGTTTTTAGTCTATTTGTTATGAGTTGCTTACAACCTATAACTTAACCAAGGCGTTATAAATCTTTTTAGGCGGGAATAAAGTTTTTTTAGGTGAGGTTATCTCTGGTTAGCGTTGCCAAAATCTCTTTCGGCGTTCAGCTTGCTTCTCTGCGGTTTCGATAGATCGCCCTGCCAGTAATCGAAGGTCTGCCAAGTTCGCTTCTAAGGCTGCGATAAGTTTTTTGAGTGCTTCGTTTTCGGCTTGAAGTAGTTGAAGGTCTAGCGTGTTCGGTTGCGCTTCTTCTGGGCTGGCTTGGGCTGGGGCTGGCTTATTGCCTTTCATAATTCCCGCGTTGAATAAATCGCTGAGGGGTATTTGCCAGGTTTCTTGGTTCTCGCCGGTCTTCATAATCTTTCTAGCGTTCGGCAACCTAGACGGCTGTCCAGTAAGCCCCAAGTATTTTCGGATCGTCATAATTGACTTACCCGATACCTTCGCAGCTTCACTTATGTTTAGTAGATCGTCTTCTAAGCTCATAAAACTAGGCTAATCGCTTGAAGTTCAGGGTGTAGATAAGCCGTATAGGTGTTTTGGATAACTAATTAGACTAACCACTTACAAGGCGGGGTTTATACGCGGTTATACAAGCCGAATAATCTGCCTATGGTGTAAAAATTCCTCTTACTGCGTGGGGTGAAAGCCTAACCCCAGAAAAAACTCTCTATAAGGCTTCTAGGCGGGTTTATAAGCGTTTATCGGGTTTAGATACCTAATTAGACTAACCACTTACAAGGGCACTTTATAGGGCGTTTATAAGGGGCTGTCTAACCTGTTCGCGGTCTTGCTGGCGTCTTTTCAACTGGTCTAACTTACTCTCAGCCTTTATCTCTGCTAGCCCCAATTTGGATCTACTATCAACACTTAAGCCAAGTAGCCCTAAGTTTCTCACTATCGCGTTTTCTAGTTCTAATAGTTGCCGGCTGGCGTGGAAGTCTTCAGGGCGTTTCGCAACCTGTTCTTCGAATAGAAGCTGCCTGTCCAATTGTTTACAAGTTATAAGCAATAGTTCAACATCGCTTCTAGGGCTTATCCAAGTCTGTCCCATATTGAAAACTCTCTGCCAGAGAAGGGTTCCCGCAACCCCTAAAGCTTGGTGAGGTTCAACATAACCCGCGGTTAAAGTGATCGTCGAATTTATGTCTGGAAGTTTTTGGTGCCCAAGGTTTCCCAGTTTTCTTTTCAGTTCTAAGGGCTTCGCGGGTGTAGGCATAACTAAATTATATCCTTCTAAAAATTTTGTTTGAGGGTAGGCAATACGCGCGAGGATAAGGTGCGGGGTGTAGATACATACACATAAACAAAACGCATACCCCCCTATACAAGCCTGTCCCTAGAAAGTGGTCTTCGAAGTGTCTGAGGTTTTGCGCGTAAAGTTCGCGGGGTTGTATGTAGGCATAAGGTTAGGTTTCTCTTCGATCCGTTGAAGCTTGCCTTTCCAGTTGAAGAAGGTCTTGCCTGTTCTGCCGTAGCGGTTCTTGGCAACTTTGAAAACTAGTTCGCTGTCTTCAGCGTCGGGGTCTTTTCTCTGAACAATGAAGGCGACGGCTGCGTCTTGCTCTAATTGCCCGCTTTGTTTCAAGTGAACTAGCTGAGGTTCGTCGTTTCCGTCGCGGTTTATCTGAACTAATAAAACAATTGGAATATCTAAATCTTTAGCCAGTTGCCTTATCTGCGCTGAATAATCGCTTATCCGGTCAGTAGGGCTTGAATAGAATTTGCCGTCGCTGGCTATGTTGTCGAGCTGGTCTATGAACACTATTTCGCAGCTTCTATTTCTAACCCTTGCTTTTATGTCTGCCAGTAGTTTTCCAATTGTTAAGCCCCCCTCAGGGGTGCCAATAAATTTTATGTTGTCTAAGGTTTCCACTGCGTAGCTGGCGGCTAGTTCAGATAAATCTTCGGGCTGGCGGGGTTCGTCGCTTATCGGGTTTTCTATGCCTGTTTGAATTGTTGAAAGTCTGGCGTGAATAAATTTCAGAGGCATTTCCAGAGAATAGAAAACTACTTTGGCATTTCGAATATTGGTTGCTAGGTTGAGGGCTACGCTGGTTTTTCCGTTGCCTGTTCTTCCCGCTAATAGGTAATAGCTCGCTGGTCTGAAGCCGCCTATGAATTCGTCTATCGAAGGAAAGTTAGTTGGAATAACTTTTTCGGGTGTTTGAAGACTATCTATCCAGTTAAGTTTGTCTTCTAGTGGGGTGGTTTCTCTTTGAGGTTCAAGGGGCTTCTTTATTTCAGATAGCAACCTGTCCACTTCGGCTAAATCTTTATCGTGTAAAACTGGTTTTGTTAGAAGGTCTTGAAGCAATAGTTTCTTATGATCTTTAGCCCCCTGCCTAACTTTTTCGGCGAAGTAAGAAGCTGAGGGGTTTACATCTTCTAGCCCGCTTATGGCGTGTAGATCGCTGAAAGCCCTGCTATGTTCGCCCCCTAATCGTTCCAAGGTTTCTTTCGTATAGAGATCCAGATAAGCGTTCCAGTTAGGTTTCTGGGTGTCTAGTATGACCTCCCAAATTTTCCCGCGGTGAGGGTCTTTGAAGTCTTCTGGCTTTATGTCTGAAGCCATATAAAGTTCTTCAGCGTGGGTCTGAATAATTCTTTGAATAAGTCTTACTTCTGGATCGTCATAAAACGGCATTAGAAGCCCCCTAAAGCCTTCGCTTCTGAAGCTTGATTATCTAGCCAGTTAGCCGCAGACTTCGGGTAAGTGTCGCCTAAAGAAGTTTTATATATTCTGGCTGCGTCAATAATTTCGGCAAGGGTTTTACTTTGTCGCAATTTCAGAAACGCGGT